TTTATCTTGTAGCGATTCGTATTTATCTATCATACTCATTTGTTTCTCCTTTTATGGTAGGCAACGTTAATGTTTTTTTGTTAAAACATCTTCTATATCTAAACAAATTTCATTGTCTATATAATAGACTTTATCTTCATTGACGATTAAACAATGTTCCTTGTCTATATAATAATAGATTTTATCTTCATCGATGTTTTTTACTCTTTTTTTAGTATTCATTTGTTTTCTCCTATGTCTTTATTTTTTATTAAGATTCCTACATCTTAATTATAAATTAACATATATTTTAATTATGTGCAAGAAAATAATACATATATTTAAAAATAATGCAAAAAAAAAAGCCCTTTCACGAGGAGAGAGCTTTTTCTTTCGCTATCCTATAAAACAGGATGTCGGAGGGAAATCTACCAAGTTTCGTCAAATGTCATTTTGCAAGTGTATAAATTAGGTGCTGATTGTTGTACTGAAAAGCTGTTTGAACGTAGCTTACACCACGCAAAAGTGTTTTTACTTTGGTCAGGCTGCAGTAAAAAGCCAAGCTGACCATTGAGAGTTAATGTCATAAAGTGCGAGGTTATGTTATCTGTTGTATGATTAGTCCAAGTTTCTGATCCATCATCTGCAAAATAATTGTCAAACATAAAATTTTCACCCATTCCTTGTGGGAACGTGTCTGTAGCTGTAAGGAACGAAAACGTCAATGCCCACGACCTTCTGCCTATATGTGAAGTAGCTGATAACCCTGATGAGTTAGTAGCTACAAATGGTGGTCTGCCATCCCAATCGGGTTGTTTATAGTAATTAACATCTACTATGTCGTGTCCCCCAAGTGTTCTACTGGAACGTATGCCATCAGCATCATAGTTGATATTCATACTTAGATTGGCATTATGTGGAAACGTATAAGAACGACCTGCTATAACAGAACCTAAACGTAAAGGTGTAGCCGATCCAGTTTGTTGTGATGTGAATATTAATCCAAAAGAATTGTTATCATTCCAACGACTAACATCTAAGTTAAATAGCCTAAAGCCATTTAATCCACTTGTACCACCTGTTTCTGAAGTATTAAGTGAACTTGCACTATTATCTTGTTTCATACCATTTATATTTAACACTCGTCCCTCAAAATCCTCTGCGTTATGATTTAGAAACGCTCCATAGTTCATTGATTGAACAAGTTTAGATGCTTCTCCAGTTCCATCACCCATAAAAATTTTGAATTTCATAGATGTATCATCCCAACGTGGTGTGAAAGTCTTTGTATTGCTTGGATTATATGTTAAAATATCAGAATAATCTTCAAGAATACTAACACCTGTTTCAACAGCTCCTAAACCAAGTCCTGTTGCCCTAAAATAACTTATATAGTCTATATATACCTTTGGTCTTGCTACTGTTCCTGCCATCTATTTCCTCTTTCTTAAAATTGTTTGCCTGTATGGTTTACGCTTATTTGTACGAAAAAAATCTGTATATTTAGATGTTGATTCATTCCAAGTTGATTGTATTGCATTTACATCGTCAGATTCACTATATGCTCTTATAATTTCAACTTTACCATCTATATGTGCATAAGTTTTTTTTATTGCAAAGTTTCCATTATATGTGAACAATAAACCTGATGAATTAAGGTTAATATCTATAAAAAATATTCTATTTTCTGTTACAATTATATTTCCTTTTGCAACCATATTGCCATCAAAAAATCCACTATAAAACATTTCTATAACCTTGCTTGGCTTATAGTTTTCTAAATATACTTTATCAAAATCTTTATATATTCTCATTTTAATTTAGTTTACAAATGTTGTTACAAATAATACGAAATCTTGTATATCGATTGTTCCAGTTTTATTCATATCTGCCCTAATTATTTGCCTTATGTCATATCCTTGTTGCATTAATTCATTATAGCTAAACGACAAGTTTTCTGCTGAAAAACCACCAACAGAATCAATCATTTCTTGAAATACTTGATAATCATTTCCATCACCTTCTACTGTTACTTCGCCATCCAAATTTAAATCTCCAAGCAATATATCATCTGCTTGTTCGTATGTTATATTGTGTGTCTGTACGCACTCAATTTTTACTCTAAATAATGATTTTTGTACTTTTGTTATAAAAAAGTATGGTGTTGCTTCTTGGTCAATAATTAAATTATTTTGTGTAATATCCTGCCCATAAGGTTTTGTATTATTCGGATTGCCATTAAACCTTATAATATCACCAACTTCATATTCTATTCCATCTGCCATTGACAACTCAAAATTACAAATTAACTTTTGGTGCTTGTTTCTATGAAAATAATAATCTCTGAAATATTCTGCTGTGTTTTTATCTTGTATATATGGTGCATCTATTTCGTGCTGAAAATCATTAATATCATCTACCCCATAATATTCTTGGTATATAAAAAGATTTTCGCCTGTATTTATTTGTTCGGTTTTAGCATCATATTTTTCTGTAGCATAATTATATCCATAATTAACTACAAGTCCACCCATACAAGAATCTTCTATATTTGACTTTTTAAAACTAAATTTTAATAGTCTTTGAATATCTATTATACCAGTTAGATAATTATCAGTATAGCTATCTTTAATCATATCAACCACAATCTTTTTATCACGACCTCTATATCTGTAATATATTTGTGATTGTTGGCATACTTTTTCAATAATTTTACTTGTATGCTCTTTTTCAGTTATAGAAAATGCCATTTTAAACTCAGGAGTTTCTTCGTATATAGTATTTATTTTTTCTTCGTCATAATTAATTTCAGATGTTTGCCCTGACAATAAATGTTGTATAATTTCGTGTGGTCGTTCTATTAATTTTTTTGATTCGGTTTCTTGATCCCAACTGATAAAAGTATAGCCTAAAGGCTCAAAAAGATTAAAAGGAAGTTGTGGCGTTTGTCCAAATTCATAATAATTACCACCATTTTCTGCATTTGAGTTAAAAAGCTCAAACTCTGAATATTGTTCTTCAGATGCTATTTCTATATTAACAATATTTTGATTTTCATATATTTTTTTTGCATAAACTAAATTAATACCTGTGAACGCTTTTCTACCTTGATATACAGTATAACTTTCACCAAATTGTTTTGCACTAAATTTTAAAATCCAACCTGTGTCGTGGTCTACTAAAGCTGAAGTTCCAAAAGATTGTAAATTAAAATAATTATTGACACTATTCCATAAATATGGTAGGTTTTCAGTAAAAGCAATATCTTCAATATCAATATCATAGATAAAAGAATATGTATCTGATTCATTGTTATATGTTGCCAACATTAATTCATACATCTCAGCGTTAATTTTTTTTGTTTTATATTCTGTATTTGTTAGAAATTTATAAAACTCTGTAAAATGCAAATTATCGCTCATTTGGTCATTTTCGTTAAATGTTGGTGTGTCTGTTCCTTTATGCTTTATTTCTATATGACCACTTATATCTTTAACATTTGGCTCTACATCGCCTAATTTACCTTTAGCATTAACAAAAAAATCTTTTTCAAATATTTGCTTGTTTGACCACACACGCCTTAACTCTATATCTCTCCAATTGGCTTCAATAGAAACTTTTGCTGTAGGTGTGCTTGGTTCAGTACCACTTATACCTGTTGTATCGGTTGGTATAACATACAATAATGTCAAAACACTTGCATCAACTGTTGGGAACGTATTTTCATATCTACTGCTATAATTAGATATAAAACTATTATGTTCTGCATCTTCAAATTTTGATGATAAAAAAGAACTTCTATAATCAACAAAATCATCTACATTTGTACCTAAATCGTTTTCTCCACGTAAACGTATATTTGTTCTTCTTATTTCGTTATTATATTCGTCAAAATCAGTTATCCAGTTGCCGACTAAATCTGTATTGCCTCCAAATACTGGGAGTGTTATTCCTACTGGAAAACCCACCCCTTCTGTACGATTACCACTTAATGCCCCTCCAAAATTAGCGTTGCCTGAGCCACCTGCGTTTTGATCATATCGTAAAGGTGCAAATATACTTAAAACTTTTGTATTATGATGGTCACCAAAAAAATGACTAACACTATTTTGTCTTGCTTTTAAACTACCAACAAAATGCACATCAGATTTAACTATAATATTACCATCTTCATCTTCCTTATCATTTAAATCATATCCAGTTAATGGTGGAAATTTAAATGTTTGTGAGCCTATTGAATGATAAAATTGCGTATAATAACTTTCCATCATCATTGTTTTTAAAGGATTAAAGTCATTATCAAAAAGTGAGCCATATATCCAAAGACCTGTATTTAAATATATGTTGTAAGATATAGTTTCATCAGATAATGGTTTTTCGTTTTTAGAACACCATAATGTAGAATTTTCAACTATTTCATCATTATTAGGAAAAAGATTAACATTAAATTGTATATAATTGTAATTTGAAAACCATTGTGGATTTGTATGTGTTACAAAATCATTGTCATCTGTAATTTCTTTTCTTGTTTGTTGATATGGCAGACAAGGAATATCACAAAGGTTATCTCCTAAACTCATTTTTACTACATCTTGTTTAACTAATTGTAATTTTTTATTAGTTATTAGATGTGTGCCATCATCTATAACAATACTTTCAGAGCCATCAGTAGTAAATTTTGATATGCCACCTATCTCGCTATTATCTCGATATGATGTATCAGGCAACAACTTTATATTAAAGGTATCACCTTCTTCTTGTGCATAAACAATCGCAGGTGCATTTTCTAAATGTCCATATAATGTTGGTATTGGCTTATCGCTATAATGCTCAAAAGTATTAACGTCTTTTAATAGAATATATCGTGATTCAGGTATTTGTTTATATGTTTTATTTAAATTTAAATCATTAGCAGTTAGTGTAATTTTTTTGTCATCGTGTGATATTCTTGTAATTTGAAATTGTGCAGCAACTAAACATTCTGATAATGTTTTGCAAGATTGTGTTTTAAAATATATTTTTATTTCTTTTCCAATTAATAATTGAAATTGGTCAGAAAACTTTTTTTCTTGTCCACCCCTATATAAAGTAAAATTAGCAAAGGTTATTGTGGTATTACCTAACTGTGGTTTTTTTGTTTTTAGGTCTATTTTCTCGCTTAAATCGCTAATCCTCATACCTGCATCTTCAAAATACAAATCCTCGTTTGTATCTGTAATTAGCATTTGTTTTCTTGTAGCTACATAGACTTGATTATCAATATTTATTAAATATTCAAAGTTTTGCACCCCTGCTTTTATATCATTTCTTATTGTATTATTTAACTCTATCATACGATTCCGAAGTTTACGCCTTTTCTAACTGCTTCTTGTATTCGCTCTGCAAGTTCTTCTTCAACAAACTGGTCTGACATCACGTTACCACTTATATTGATCGTCATACCTTGTCCACCTGCGTTATTTACGCCTTCCATAGGTGTAACAGATACATATTCTGCTGCTCCACCCTCACCTACAGTAAATTGTGTTGGCTCATCTACTACGCCTTCAAACCCAGTTTGTGAGCCAATATTAATTCTGCTTATTTGTTGTTGAAACATAGTCGATGCTCCTGCTGCTATACCTGCAATAATTGGTGGTGCCAAAGGGCCTAAAGGTGCGAATATAGTTGAATTAGCTTCAATTAAATTTGCAATAGCTGTTTGTATCGAAGATGTTATTTTTATTTTTGCTGCATCTAATGCCGCTTGTGCCATTGTTTTATGACCTGCTGCTGCTGATAAGCCAACCATTATATTTTCTTTTGTTGTATCTATATCTTCTTCTTTTGCATCAGTTAAATCTTTAAATGTTTCGATTAATTTTTTAATTCTATCTTGTAAATTCATCGCATTTATTTCTTGGTCAGTAAGTAGCATACTAAACTCACTCATAGTAGATATAATTGGTGTTTCAGTAAATACACTAACATATTCTTGCATAGCTTCTGTGTTTGTCTGAGTAGAAATCGTAGTTTCATCTGTAGATGTTTTT